GGTTTCCTAAACCGTGCGTCGGATGTTCGAATCATCTCGGGGGTACCATCAAAAATCCTTGTAATCATGCAAATTCAAACGATTACGGGGATTTTTTCTTTTATTCTAAATGGTTATATTTACCAACGTTTTATCCTTTTTACTCCTTTTTTATCGATTTTTATTCTTTAATTGGTATAACTTTGGTATATTTTTATTGACGAATTACAGCTAATTTGCTATAGTTAGCGTATGGAATGTTATATTTTTAATACGAATGGGGTAGTATAATGACACAAAACACGACAAGGAAAAAGAGAAATTATGGGGAAGGTTCTATATATTTTGCCGAAGCTAATAATAAATGGGTAGCGAAATACAAGCCGGAAGGATGGTCGAAACCCAAAATATTTTACGCTACCACAGAAACAGAAGTAAGGAGGAAACTAAAACAATTTAAAAAAGAATCATCAAAGCAAACACTCATTGAGATTCAGAAAATGCCGGTAAAAGAATATATGGATGATTGGCTTACTAAGGTAAAAACACTCGAATTAAAACCAAAAAGTTATGACCGTCTTGAGGATACCCTTAAAAACCAAATCTATCCGACATTGGGAGACATCCAGATTCATGCTTTAACCCCAGATGATATTCAGGGATTAATTAAGCATTTGCTGGATGAGGGATATTCGTATTCCACAATAAAAAAGACATATGAGGCCTTCGATGGTTGCTTCAAATTGGGCGTCGAGAAAGGGGACTTGAGTGGTAACCCTGCTACTGGCGTTAAGTTACCGACAAAGATTAAAATCTCGAAGAAAGCACGAAGTAAAAAGATTCGATTTTTTTCAGACGAGGAAGTTAAAGCCATTTATAATGAGTGCCTCATAGAATACAAGCATGGAAAGCGTGGATATCGCCTTAGCCAGGCTTTAATAATACTATTGTATACGGGAATCCGGATAGGCGAATTACTTGGATTAAAGTGGGAACACGTCGATTTTGACAATAAAACCATTGAGATCGTCGAAAGCGTAGTGCTAGTGCGTGCGAGAAAAGATGAAAAGACGAAGTATATTTTGCATGAGCAGGACGATACAAAAACCGAGGCAGGCGACGGACGTGTCATACCGTTGAATAAAAAGGCCATGGCAGCGCTCCAGCAATTACATGATATTAACGGCAAATGGGATTATGTGGCGGCCAATACTAACGGGACCGTAGTACGTCCAAGGAATTTTGATAGGATGATACGTAACATATTGAAAAAATGTGAAATAGAGCCATGTGGAGCTCATGTTTTCCGTCATACTTTTGCCAGTATGCTATTTAAGAAAGGCATCGATGTTAAATATGTCTCAGAACTACTGGGCCATGCTTCCATCGAGATTACATACGATACTTATATTCATCTTATCGAAGCGCAAAAGAAACAGATAATTGCGATACTGGATGAACTTTAATTTTACATTCTATTTTGTTTTTCCATTTTACTTTTTCTAACCTAGATTAGGCAGGAAAGGTTTTCTGCAATTTTTATATTTTAGGTACGCAGGTGACAATAATATGTGTTATTGTGTTAGTGCGTGAAAATTACATATTCTTTAATGAAGAAGATACGATTTCGGTCTTCTTTTTATTTTTTCGCGAAATAAACAGCTTCTTTAATGGAAACATAAAATTTTTCTTGAAAGGAGAGAATGAAATGAATGAAGAGGGTACTAGAAACTTATTGAAGGAGGAAATAGAGACGAAATTTCTTAGGTTGCTCCATCTTGAATCTGGATCAAAAGAGGAAAAAGGGGCGATAGACGATTTAATAGTTTTATACAGGCTAAAAATCGACGAAGATAAAGTTAAGCTAGAGGATCAATTTAAGAAAGATCAATTATCGGAACAAAAAAAGGATCGATATTTTAGAACTGCGATAGAGGCGGTTGGAATTGTCTCATCATTGATATTTTATGCTGTCTGGATGACAAGGGGATTTAGATTTGAGGAAACTGGATCTTATACCTCAGCAACGTTTAAAGGATTTTGGAGTCATTTTAGACCAACAAGAAGGTAATATGGTTTACGGATGAAGAGTCTTAACAAAGGCTCTTTATTTTTTATTTGGAGTTTTTATGCGCTACCACTATGAAAAACCAACAATCTATTTATCGATGTACGGACAATTTTATATTTGCGATCATCCGGCCTATGACTGCTGTACTCTGTTTCAAATAAATAGTAAAGGTTTAGCGGTGATACAGCAACGTTTTAATCCAGATAATAAAAGCACTTGGTGGAGCGAAATAGATTCCTGGATCATTGATGATTTATATTTGCATCCAAGATTCAAGAAGTATTTCGATGAGCGTGCGGATACTTGCTTAAATGGTTTATATCCTACTGTTACAGTTAGACAAATTATGTGGGCTTTAAAGATGAAACCCATTCGCAGGGAACGATGGGAAACAGCCTTTGACAGAAGGGATATTTAAAAGGAGGTCGAAATGACAAATAAGAAATTTTATATTTTTAGTGGCGTTTCCGGTTTTGTGATCGGAATCGTTTTTACTATTATGACGTTTTCTATTTTTGACGTTAAAACCTCAAATGTTTTGCCGGAACTAAACCAAGACCAAACAATTGAGATATTTTCTAAAATTGGTTATGCCCACGATTTAGTCAATTTAGATGACCCATACGATTATTTCCCTGATATTCCATTATGTTCAGAATTGCAGATATTTATTGGAGAAATGGCCGAACGATACGAAATAGACAAGTTTCTTATATTGGCGATCGCGCATGTGGAGACAGGAGGGACATACAATACCGAATTGGTCGGCGGACCTAGCGATAAAGGAGTTTATTTTTACGGACTGATGCAAATTGATCCGGGTTGGTTGTCTTGGGGGAAGGAGCGAAACGACGGACGAAAATTATATTTAATGGATCCATATGACAATATTCAATTAGGCACCATGATACTGAAATACTATCAGGACATGGCCCATGTTGGAACGGACTTGCATAAACTTGCGATGTGTTACAACGGAAATGAGGGATACGCTAGAGAGTTATGGGATAAAGGGATATTTGAAACGAAATACAGTCGCGCTGTTGTGGATATTTATAATAAATTAAAGAATTAAATGTGAAAGGGAGAAAATGTTACCATGGGAACAACAACACGCCCTGAATTATCCGGGAAGAATCAATACTGGATCGAGAAACACAGATATTATGAATTGAAACATTTTTGTCTCCAATACCCAATATGGGAGAAAGCTTATGAGGGTTTAGATGGCTTGAATAAGACTAAGGAGGGCCTGGATATTCTCAGCAAAACAAACAACATAACAGACTTAACATTTAAATGTGTTGAGGCTAAATTATTTTATTCTGAGAAAATGGACATGGTTAAGCAGGCGGCCATTGATACCAATCACATTCTATCAAGTTATATTTTAAAAGCGGTAACAGAAGGTCTTTCTTATGACCATCTGAAAAATAGAATGGGGGTCCCATGTTGTAAGGGTATGTATTACGAATTATATAGACAATTTTTTTGGAACCTTAATAAACTACGACAATGATATTTGCGCGAAATTTACACGTTCTATAACGAAGAGATAGTTAGCTCAACGGGAGAGCAACCGACTTGTAAAGGGTTGATACGGGTTCGATTCCTGTACTATTTCTTTTATATTTTGAAAGGAGAGAGAAAATGAAGAAGGATTTTCGCATTACGAAACACAACCCGAATACAATAAAAAACTTAATTGAAACCAGAGATCCAAAGGGGTTATTTTATTGCATCGAAACAAGAGAATGGGAGGGTAATAATGTTGGTTGGGAGGAAAAGGTATATGTTGCCGTCGATAACAGTACCGGAGATGCGTGGGTAGATGAATTTCCAGATTTGCGAAGTTGTAGACGATGGCTTTTAAGAAATGAAAAACAACCAAAACGACCTAAAAAACCAAAACCCAAGCCAAAGGCATTATATTTATGTGATCGTAAAGCTTGTTCAAAACCTTCAAGTCATTGCGGAGTTTATTGTTTTCATACATCAGATTTGAAACACGCAATCTCATTTGAAAAGGATGGCGCTTGGTATTTTGAAAGGAGAGAAAATCATGAAAACGATTCCATTTACAAGGGGGAATTATGAGAGAAAAAGAGATTATTAAGCTAAGATTGGACGAAGCAAAAGACGTAATTGAAACCAAAATTCCAAATGGTCTGTTTTATTGCATTGAGAAATTGGAGGATAAAAATATATATATTGCTATTGATAATAATAATGGCCATTTATGGATAGAGGAATTTCCAGATTTACGACGTTGCAAGCATTGGCTTATGAACGAAATAGGAAGCAGGTATTTTATTTATAGGTTAAAAGAAGATAGATGGAAATAGGAGGAAGTGATAATTTAAGAAAGGTGAGGATTAAGATGGAAGACGAAATTAAAATCAACGAAAAGACAATTAATATTTACGAGGCATACATTAAGGTTAATAGATTATGTGATATTGTCGAAAAAGAATATTGCATGTCAAATGAAACGTGTCCGGCAATTAATGGAATCCGGATATGGATGAATGATATTCTCGCGTTCTTCGAAGCAAAGCCGAAAGAAACCGAAGAAATGAACTGGAAAGAGAGGTAAGAAAATGTCGCTACGAAGATTAGTTATTAAAAATAGTCCATTTATATTTACCAGTTTGGCAACCATCGGAGTAGTCGTAACGGCGATATTTGCATCAAAAGATACGATTAAAAATTTCGAAGAAAATGAGAATCGCCGATTTCAAACATTAAAATGTTATATTCCAACAATCACCATTGGCCTTATAACAATTTCTTGTATTATTAGCGCCCACGCGCTCAATAAAAAACAGCAAACTGCTCTTATTAGTGCTTATATATTTTTAAATAAGGCGTACCAAGAGTATAAAAAGAAATCAAATGAGATATTTGGAGAAAACGCTAGCGACCAAATTCGAAATGAAGTAGTAAAAGAAAGGTATTTAAAATTAGATGAAAAAGAGGGAAATAATATTTGTAAGACGAACGAGAAAGAACTATTTTATGAAGAATATTACGGGAAATTTTTTGAACGTACAAAAGAGGAGGTATTAAACGCCGAATGGCATTGTAATCGAGATTTTATATTAAAAGGATACGCTTCTTTAAACGATTTCTATGAGTATCTCGATCTTGAACCAACGGAGTTTGGCAACGTGGTAGGTTGGGGCATAGATGTCGGTCATGAGATTTATGGATATTCTTGGATAGACTTTAATCATGAATTAGTTACAACTGCCGATAACGAATTAGAATACAATTTTATAACAATGACGTATCCGCCAACTACGAATTATATTTAGTCTTGCGCGAATTAAACACGTTCTGTAATGAAAGGATGTGATATTTTATGACAAAAGATGCGCAGAAAAAAAAGATTAAAGAAATTTTAGATGAATTAACTGAAATTGAATTAGAGATTCATCGATCAGCGGCGCAACTCGGTCAATGTATTGTTAATATTAATGAATGCTTAAAAATTGATGATATTGATGCCGCATTACTATATTATCGAGTAAATTGCAAGCTTCGATTGAATTACAAATTCGTTAAAGAAAATCTTGAAGAAAAAGAATCGAAAATCTGGGAAAAAATTTATGAAGTATACTAAATTCAATCAATAAAGAGTTTGATAAAAACTCTTTATTTTTTCTTACGCGAAAAAAACATACTCTATAATGAACAACAGTAGAAGCTTAATGCTTAGGAAGAATTCACCGATGAATAGAGAATTACTCTATCGACCATTCGGTGATGGGGTTCGAGTCCCCACGTTAGATGCTTATACTGTTTATTTTTCGCGCTATTTACAATGTCTGTAATGAAGGGAGTGATATTTTATGAATAATGAGAAAGCGATTGTATTTATTGGGTTAGCTGTTAGTTTTATATCAACATTAATAATTGGTTGGACTAACGGTCGATTAACGAAAATGGCAGTCACAAAATTAGTAGAAGAAGCACTTGCAAAAAGAAATTAAAAACGGAGAAGGACTCTTAATAAGAGTCTTTTTCTTTATATTTTTGAAAGGAGAAACAATGAATACGTTAATTCTGGATAGATTTATGAGAAATATTCAGAGAGTCACCAATAAATACAGTCCTGAAATCCTATCTGGAATCGGGATCGCAGGTATGATAACGACAACTATTTTAGCCGTTAAGGCAACTCCTAAAGCTCTAAGATTATTAGAAGAGGCTGAAAAAAGATATTTAGATTCTTCGACGTCCAAAGCATCTAAAGGCGAATTGGTAGATAGCAAAGGAAAGGAGATCCCGATATTTAAGCCGTTAGAAAAGGTTAAAATAGTTTATACATGTTATATTCCATCCGTCGTTATTGGTTTTCTGTCTATATTTTGCCTTGTTGGTGCGAGTTCCGTAAACCTACGGAGAAACGCAGCGTTAGCAACCGCATATACGCTCTCTGAATCGGCTCTACGAGAGTATCAGGAGAAAGTTATTGAGACGATTGGCAGCAAAAAGGAGCAGGCAATCAAAGATGATATTGCTAAAGATAGAATCGATAAAAATCCCGTAACAAGCAGGGAAATAATCATTACAGAGAAAGGGAATACATTATGCTATGACGTCATTTCCGGAAGATATTTCAAATCTGATATGGATAAAATCAAAAAAGCTGAAAATCAACTTAATCTACAGTTGCGATACGATATGTTTATATCCTTGAACGAGTTTTATGACGAAATAGGTTTACATCCAACAAGCCTAGGTGATCAACTTGGATGGACAATTGATGATGGATATATTGAATTGAAATTCAGTTCAGCGTTGACGGATAGCGGAAGTCCGTGCCTGGTTATTGACTATAGAGTTGCTCCGAGGTACGACTATAAAAACGGATAAGGAGGTGTGATATTTATGATGGAAAATTCTCAAAAAATTGAAGAAATCTTAAAAAAAGTAGCTAATATCCTTATAAACTTGCATAAACTTTACAATCAAATGGATGCCTGTATTGTGGCCATTAATAATTCTATAGTAATAAATAATGTTGATACCATAACAAAGTTTTATGAATCGACTACTCCATATAATCGAAATTGGAAGAAATTAGTGGTAGAAATCAACGACCAACTCGAAGAACTTTATGGGGCGATCAAAAGTATATAAAAAATGTGATGTTTAAAGAAAAAGCAAAACGGATAAGGAGGTGATATTTATGACGGAAAAGAAGAAATGTATAGGGTGCCAGACTGAACTTAAATTAGGGAAATTCGCCTATAACCAAGAACTTTGTTGGGATTGCTTCAATAAAGAGATCCAGATTATTCTTAAACGAATTGATTGTTATCCATCATGGTTTTGGGGAAAGCGGGAACTACACAAAAGTATTATCAAGCATATGCAAGCATGTATGGTTATGATATTTAGAGGGGATGGTCAAAAAGTTACATATCATAAAGAAGTCAAATTTAATACTAAAAAAGAAGCCGAAGCAGTTTTATCCGATATGAAAGAAATAATAGAGAGTTATGGGTTTATTGCTTTAGGCGGGTTATATTATTTAATCGCACTTCCTTCAACCGAAGAAGATAATAAATATGGTTGGATTAATCTTAGTGAGGCTAAAATTAATCGAATAAAAGATGGGTATTTGCTTACTTTACCACGACCAATTCTATTAGGTCAAGAAACGCAATTGAAAGGGGAAAAATAAAATGAAATTTGATATTTCATATGAAGATTTCTGGGGTTATTATAAAAGCGCATTATTAGAAGATATTGAAAAAGCAAATCTTATCATAGATAAACTAAGTGACGAGGAGGATAAAGATATTCTTAAAACTTTGCTAAATTCCTTGAGCAAGGAAATTATTACTACGGTCGAGGGAATACTTGATTTTGCAAAGGAAGATAGCCTTCCAAAGCCAAAAAGCGAATACGGGAAGAGGATGAGAGCCAATCTCGCAATAACCGAATACAAGCAGAAGATGATGCCTGATTTAGCAGAAGGTGATAAAAACTTTGATTAGTAAACGCGCGCGAAAAACATACCCTTTAATGAAGAAAACCAAATAAAATTTCTATTATTGAAAGGAGAAAAATAAAATGGAAAATGTCATAGCAAACGAAGATGTCATGGAGACTGTCGAGGGAATGGTTGTAAAAACTGGTTCTGGAGATTATGTTCGGATTATTGCGATTGGTGCGATAGTGATTATTGCTTGTGGGGCTACCTACAAGTATGTCGTCAAACCCATCATAGCAAAAATCAAACTAAAAAAGAACGGTAAAAAGCCAAACCTGCGGGTTGTTGACGGAGGCGATTATGATGAGGAATCCAACGAAGATCAAGAATAGGGAAGGTTTAAAAGAAAGTGAAGATACCTGTAACAAGGTATTTTCGCTTTTTTATTTGAGAGCGAGTTAGTGAAAGGAGGAGCATAAATGGACGAATACAGATCAAACTCGCACGAATCAAAAGAAGAAAAAATATATTTCGATCCAATAGAAAACAAAATTAAAAAGATGGTTATGGATAAGGAAAAGTCTAAAATGGAAAAACAATACAAATCAAACTCGCACGAATCAAAAGAAAGAACCGACGAATCCATTCCAAATAAAAAAATCGAAAAAGTAGTTAAAGGAGAAGTTAGATCCAGAAAGAAAAACGAACTTCAAAAGTTTACAGATGTCTTTATATCCGAGGATGTGGGTAATCTTAAAGATTATATTTTTATTGAGGTACTTGTCCCGGCAATTAAAAAAGGAATCTATGATGTTGTTACAAATGGCATTGATATGATTCTTTATCGTGGAACCGGAAAAAGAAAAAATTTCTCGCCTTCGAAGATATCCTATAAAGATTATAGTGATGACCGTAGCAGGAGAAATAATTATTCGGGGCCGAGCGTGACTAATTATGAAAATATTATCATAGAGAGTCGAGGAGAAGCGGAAGACGTTTTATATCGAATGGATGAATTAATAGATGAATTCGGTTTGGTTAGCGTGGCTGATTTATACGATTTAGTCGGTATTTCGGGAAATTATACAGATAATAGATACGGTTGGACTGATATTCTGAGTGCCAAAGCAGTTCCTGTAAGAGACGGATATATTCTTAAATTGCCAAGGGCGCTAGCATTCAAATAAATAAAAAGGAGAGAATATGTAATATGGATAAATTAAACATTATAAACGGCATGAACAAAACTTTTGCGAGAGTAAATTTTCAGGTAATGAAACATAGTCCTGAAATTTTTCTTATTGCCGGATTATGTGGAGTGGTCGCCAGTACGGTCATGGCGTGCAAGGCAACTACAAAAATTAATACCATTCTTAGCAACCATAAAAAAGATATTGAGACAATTCACACTTATGCTGAAGACGAATCTTATAAAGAAGAATATTCAGAGGAAGACAGCAAAAAGGATTTACTAATTGTCTACACGCAAACCGCTTTTAAATTCTTAAAACTCTACGGTCCGGCAGTCGCCGTTGGAATTTTGTCAATCGGATGTATATTAGCATCCAATAATATTATGCGTGCCAGAAACATAGCTCTTGCAAGCGCATATGCCACGATAGATAAAGGTTTCAAGGAATATCGGAATCGAGTTATTGAGCGTTTTGGGAAGGACGTCGATCACGAACTAAAATACAACATAAAAGCAAAGAAATTCGAAGAAACTATCGTCGATGAAAAAGGAAAAGAAAAGAAAGTCGAGAAAGCCGTTGATATTGCAAATCTTGATTATTGTAGCGAGTACGCCCGTTTCTTTGATGCAGCATCGAGACATTGGGAGGATAATTCCGAGTACAATTTAATGTACGCTCGCCTTCAGCAGCAATATGCAAATAATTTACTTCGGTCTAGGGGATATTTATTTTTGAATGAGGTATATAACATGTTTGATATTCCGATTTCGAAGGCCGGGCAAATTGTCGGGTGGACCTATGATTTAAAAAACCCTAAAGGCGATAATTATGTTGACTTCGGAATTTATAAAGCAAGTATTGAAAAATTGGATAATACTGATTTTGTCAACGGTTACGAACCGGCAGTATTACTGGACTTTAATGTCGATGGTGATATTTGGAGCACAATAGAGCATTCATTAAAAAAGTAAAAAAGAAAGGAAATGAAGTCATGAGAACTAAATCAGTATTGATATCTTATACTTTAGCGGCAATGGCCGGGATTTGTTTCTTTGGAGGAATTGCTATTTTATCAGGGGGAGAAAAGGAAGTATGGGCGGCTTAGATAATCTTATTGGGATGTTAGATTATGTACTGGATACAAAGCGAAAACGTCATATTACCGGCGGTATTTTGCTAAGTATTTCTATGCTATTTGGGGGATTAGCCCTAACAGTTATGACTATTAAAAACGAGGAGGAAAATGATTATGAATAATAGTGTAATTAATATTGCTATGTTTATATTTGGCGCTGGAGTTGGTTCGGCGATTACTTTACTGTGTTTAAAGAAAAAATACGAAACCCTGGCGCAAAGAGAAATTGATTCGGTTAAGGAAAGATTTTCTAAAAAAGCCGAAGAACTAACAATTGGTACCGATTTAGCAAAGCAACCCGATCGAACAGTAATAACAGAGAAGCCGGAACTTGCTGAATATGTGAAAGAAATTCGCAAAATCCATATGCAAGAAAAACGTGCTCACAAAATAGACTATTCAAAATTAGGGACTGCTGCGAAGAAGAATGAAGAGGATGGTAAAAACATGGATAAACCGTATGTGATAACGCCAGATGAATTTGACAATGGCGAATATGAAAAAATCGGTCTTTTTTATTATGCTGATGGCAAATTAGCAGATTATGAAAACGAACTGGTAGATAGTATTGAGGATACTGTCAGCCATGATTGCCTTGAACACATTGGAGAATACGAAGAGGACCTTCTCCACGTCAGAAATGATATTACTGAATTCGACTACGAGGTCATTAAAGACGTAAGGAAATATTCGGATGTTGTCAAGACAAAACCTCATCAGGTAGATGAGTAATGGCCAAAAACGAGTTGAAAACTGAATACTTCAAATGGATGTATCAACTCGTATGCAATGAAAAATATTTTAACAAGCTATCCTATCGGAAACTCCTACATTATCTCCATTCTATGGACTTTTTTTATATTATCGAAATGGACAAAAATCGGGCGCAAGATGGGATAGATCTTAGATATCGATTTGGATACGAAAATTCGATTGATGACTCCATAATACAAACTCAATTAGATAATCGTCCATGCAGCGTCTTAGAAATGATATTAGCTTTGGCCATACGTTGCGAAGAGCATATTATGGACGATGAAGATATTGGTAACCGTACGGGCCAATGGTTTTGGAATATGATTGTTAATCTCGATTTAGGATCCATGCATGATGCGAATATGGATGAAAATTACGCAAATGATATCCTTCAAAGGTTTCTTAATCGAGAATACGAACGAAACGGAGAAGGCGGGCTATTCACAATTAATAATTGCGATCACGATTTACGGGATGTCGAGATATGGTATCAAATGTGTTGGTATCTGAATACGATTCTATGAAAGGGGATATTTATGATTATAAACAACGAACCTGAGCTTAGACTTTCGGACGAGGAAATTTATTTATATTTAACTGGAATGATCACTCTATGGAAAGAAAAACGCGATAATCCAAAAGATCCGCTGCATAGAGATTTAAAAGAAATAGCGCCGTATTATATTGACGCTTACCAAGCTATAAAAACCACATTATTTTTTAGATAAATCGAACGGTTAAATTCGAGGAAAGGAGATATTTATGAATAATGTAATTTGGTATTATTACAGCTATGTCGGACCTATTGAGAAATTAGTAAAAAAGCAAAAACGGGTTAATCGTCAAATTACAATGTTTGATTTAATAGCAATCAGTGTTATTTATTTTATTCTTGAGGAATTTTGTAAACGTAATAAAAAGATAAAAAAACTGAATACGGAAATTGATAAATTAAAGCGTGAAAAAGGAGCATAGAAAGGTTATGATCGACTTTTTAGTGATATCAACGCGTAACACAAAACGCGGGATAGTCGAAATCTATCCAAAGTTCATTATCAAAAAAAGTTCCGATCTAATGATTCGAGGAGGGGATTTCTATGCTATCTGGATTGAGGAACGCGGCCTATGGTCTACGGACGAGCAAGATGCATTGCAATTAATAGACCGCGAACTGGATAGATATGCAGAAGAAAATCGTCAACGCTTTGATTTTGGTATTAAGATTCTACATATGTGGGATGCTGAATCAGGAATGATAGACACTTGGCATAAATATTGTCAAAGGCAAATGAGAGATTCATTCCATATGCTGGATGAAAAACTTATATTCTCAAATACTGAAACAAAGAAAAAAGATTATGCCAGTAAAAAATTGAGTTATCCGTTAGAATCAGGGGATTTAACGGCTTATAATAGATTAATGTCTACTCTTTATATTGACGACGAAAGGCATAAAATTGAATGGGCTATTGGTTCGGTCGTTTCCGGAGAATCAAAGAAATTACAGAAATTTATAGTCCTATACGGCGCAACCGGAACTGGCAAATCGACGGTACTGAATATTATTCAACAATTATTTGAGGGATATTATTCGGTATTTGACGCCAGAGCGCTTGGCTCCTCGAATAATGATTTTGCTTTAGAGGCTTTTAAAAGTAACCCGCTCGTAGCAATCCAGCATGATGGCGATTTGTCAAAAATTGAGGATAATACAAGATTAAATACTTTAGTTTCTCACGAAATGATGATAGTAAATGAGAAATTTAAAACGTCATATTCTAATCGATTTAAATGCTTTTTATTTATGGGGACAAATAAACCAGTTAAGATCACAGACGCCAAATCAGGCCTTATTCGGAGACTCATCGATGTATCGCCATCTGGAAACAAATTAAAACTAAGCGAATATACAGCCACTGTAAAACAGATTGCCTTCGAACTTGGAGCAATAGCGCATCATTGTCAGGAAGTATATTTGAGCGATCCTGATATTTACAATAACTATTTGCCAATTGGGATGCTCGGGGCCTCGAATGATTTTTATAATTTCATTATTGATTCTTATCATATTTTTAAAAAAGAAGATGGCACCACTCTCAAAGTTGCATGGGAAATGTATAAGACATATTGTGATGAGGCCAAAGTAACATTCCCATTCTCCCAAAGAATATTCAAAGAGGAACTCAAAAATTATTTTTGGGATTACAAAGAACGATTTAATTTTGACGATGGCTCCCGTGCCCGTAGTTATTATATTGGGTTCCGTACTGACAAGTTTGAGAAAGAATTAATGAACGAGAAAAGCGAAAAGATATTGCTCAAATTGGAATCTACTAAATCCATATTGGATAAAAAATATTCCGATTGCAAGGCCCAATATGCAAATTCAAAAGAGACTCCGGTGAAAAAATGGGAAAATGTTACTACAAAATTATCAGATCTGGATACGACTAAACTCCATTACGTAATATTACCAGAAAACCATATTGTAATAGATTTTGATTTGAGAGACAAGAAGGGAGAGAAATCAATTGAACGGAATATTGAGGAAGCAAGTAAATGGCCCTCGACCTACGCCGAGTACAGCAAGAGCGGAAAAGGGATCCATTTGCATTACATTTATGTCGGGGACGTTGCGCAAATCAATAACGTATTCTCTGATGGAATTGAGATTAAGACATTTACCGGTAACTCTGCGATTCGTCGAAAAGTTACGCTTACGAACGATTTGCCAGTGACTGTTTTAAGTAGCGGACTCCCAATGAAAGGAGAAAAATCAGTGATAAATTTCGAAGCGGTCAAGAATGAAAAAAATCTTCGAACGCTTATAAAACGCAATCTTAATAAGGAAATACATCCAGGCACTAAACCAAGTATTGATTTTATTTATAAAATACTCGAAGATGCATACTCCAGCGGCTTAAATTATGATATTACAGATATGCGCAATGCGATACTGGCCTTTGCCGCAAGTAGCACTAATCAGGCCGATTACTGCATTAAACTGGTCAATAAAATGCAATTTAAATCCCTGGAGCAATCGAAAAATCAAAAGAACGACGAAGAGAAACTTATATTTTTTGACGTCGAGGTTTTTCCGAATTTATTTTTAGTAAACTGGAAAATCGAAGGCCTAGGTAAGCCGGTAGTCCGAATGATTAACCCATCGCCGAGTGAAATTGAGGATATTATTAAGTTCCGATTAGTCGGATTCAATTGTCGCCGATACGACAATCATATTTTATATGGCAGGTTGATAGGATATTCGAACGAGCAACTTTTCAACCTATCTCAAAAGATAATTAACGGAAGCCCGAATTGTTTTTTCGGAGAAGCTTATAACATCTCATATACGGACGTATATGATTTCTCAAGCGAAAAGCAATCCCTCAAAAAATTTGAAATTGATTTAGGCATCAGTCATCGAGAACTCGGTTTGCCATGGGACCAGCCCGTCCCCGAAGATATATGGATCAAAGTTGCTGAATACTGTGATGCCGACGTTATTGCAACCGAAGCTATATTTAATGCGAGAAAAGAAGACTTCGTTGCTAGACAGATATTAGCAGATTTAGCCAGCATGACCGTAAATGATACCACGAACACCCTAACAACCAAAATTATATTTGGCGGTAACCGTAAGCCACAAGACCAATTCAATTACCGAGACATGGGAAAAATACAAGAAGGCCCATATGGTAAAGATTTATGGACTTATGCAAATGGCGATTATATTACTTGTAATATTATCTTCGACGAATACACTATTTTTGATAAAGATTTAAAACCTATATTCCCGGGCTATAAATACGAGATGGGCAAGTCGACCTATCGAGGCGAGGAAGTAGGAGAAGGAGGTCATGTATATTCGGAGCCGGGTATATATGGAGACGTAGCATCTATGGATATTTCCTCCATGTATCCAAGTGGCATTGTCGCAGAGAATCTTTTTGGAACCGAGTACACGCAACGATTCAAAGACCTCCTGGATGCCCGTATAGCCATAAAGCATAAAGATTTCAAAAAAGCCAAAAAAATGTTGGACGGAGCTTTGGCAAAATACTTATCTGACGAAACCATGGCAAAAGGCTTGGCTGGGGCCCTAAAAATCGCGCTCAACTCCGTATATGGCCTTACTTCGGCAAGTTTCGAGAATGCATTTTATGATAAGCGCAATGTCGATAATATTGTGGCAAAGCGTGGGGCTTTATTTATGATAAACCTTAAACACGAGGTCCAGGAACAAGGATTCAAAGTAGCGCATATTAAAACCGATTCCATCAAAATACCAGATGCCACGAGTGATATTATCAATTTCGTAATGGACTATGGGAAGGCGTATGGCTATACGTTTGAGCATGAGGCGACGTATGATAAATTGTGTCTACTGAATGACGCAGTTTACGTCGGCAAGTACAAAGACGGAGAGGATAAAGGAAAATGGCAGGCAATCGGTACGCAATTAATCCATCCTTATGTCTTTAAAACTCTGTTTAAAGAAGGTTATATTACCGGCGCCAAGATTCCAATTTCCGGTCCGATAGAATTTAAAGACATGTGCGAGACAAAGACGGTAACCACGGCATTATATTTGGATATGAATGAGGAACTTGCGCCGGGCGAGCATAACTATCATTTTATTGGAAAAGTTGGCCAGTTCTGTCCAATAAAAGAAGGTTGTGGTGGCGGGATATTACTCAGAGAATCGATTAATAAAAAAACCGAAGAGAAATCTTATAACGCTGTTACCGGAACGAAAAATTATAGATGGCTCGAATCCGAAATGATCCGCGAATTGGGCAAGGAAGACGATATTGATATTTCGTATTACGAGAAAATGGTCAAGGATGCTATGGACGCAATATGGAATTATGGAATGATTGAGTGGTTTCTTTCGGATAAACCATATTTGAAAAATGATAATGAGATTATACCGTTTTAGTGAAAGGAAAAAGATAATGGAAAAAGAAAAAACCATGAAAGATATTTTTAATACCTTATCGGACGAACAAAAGACATTGTTATATTTTTTCGTTGGCAAGGCCCTTGGAAAAAGTCATTATCAAGAGGAGATTTCGCCTCCGGAGTCACTTATACTTAATCTAAAAGGAGAGAATAAAAATGGTTAGACAAGTTTTATTTTTATGCAATGGTTTAGATTGCCAGGAACTCTATGGTGGTAGCTGCTTCGAAAAGCAGTCAACATGCAAATATACGACAAATCCTATATTTTCTAAGAATGCTGAATACGATACACTTAAATGGTTTATGGGATCATTCGTATATGTCCCCGCAAGCGAAACATTAAAAGAAGTTGAGTTAATCGAAACGTCCAAAGTAAAGGAGGAAAAATCTGATGCCATATAAACCCGTTGATAATCTTATTATCGAAAACGCTCATGTTATATTTCGTAATTTTGCCGGAAGGGGATCGCAATACAACCGAGCCGGAAACAGAAATTTCAGTATTATTATTGACGACCCGGACCAATCTAATAAATTAGCCGAAGACGGATGGAATGTAAAAATAAGGGTCCCTCGCAATGAAGGCGACCCATATCATTATATTACAGCCAATGTTAATTTTGAAAACATCCCCCCAAAAGTCATAATGATATCCGGAAGGCGAAAAATTAAACTCGACGAAGAATCTATTGAAGCTTTAGATTATGCCGAAATTCGTAATGCCGATGTAACGCTCCGTCCATATTATTGGGAGGTAAACGGCAAAGAAGGAATAAAAGCATATTTAAAAACTATGTACGTCACGATCGAAGAAGACGAATTCGAAGGCAAGTACCCGGACGATGTAGTATTGGCGATAGATAAATAGTCATTTATATTTTTTCAAAGGAGAGAAAGTCATGAATTACGATCGCCTTATTATTGAATTGCTAAATCGAACGCTGGATTTGGAAAGAGAGGTTGATGTTCTGAAAAGAGAGGTCGATGTTCTGAAAAGAGAAAAAACTTCAGAATTTAAGGTCTTAGAATCAAGTCCAAGCAATGTCATTAAAAAAATTAGCAGAAAATATGATGCCATTTCGAATTATTTACGGGAATCTAAAAACGACCAAGTAAAATTATATTTTATAGATATAGTTGAAAACCTGAAAATTGATCTGCCCCCATCGGCGTATAATCATAAATGTTTTTGGGCAAATACGAAAACTCATTCCATGGCACTTTCTTGGCTGAATGTCGGTTACAAAGTAATCGAAATTGATATTAAGAATAAATATATCATTTTTAAGCGCGCTTTTCCTAATCAGATGAGTAAGCCGTAAAATATCGCAATTTTCTGAAAAATTGACCCCTCAGAATGCCCCACACCAAACGAAAAACATCATTCAGGCATCATAAGTCAAAAACATACTAAAATTGCACGTAGACGCTTTTAAGGGCCTTATACGCGATATTTGCAAAATTGGCTCTTTTTAGCGTGATATTTACCAATTTATGGAACAAAAAGGAGGCGAAAAGCTATATCAGGGATTAATTTATACGATTACCAATTGGACGCTGTCCGAAAAATGAAAAATGGGTGCATCCTTTGTGGCGGGGTTGGCAGTGGAAAATCTCGTACCGCCCTCGCATATTATTATTTGAATGAAGGTGGCGATCTCTGCACAAAAAAATACGTGCCAATGAATAATCCGCCAAAAGATTTATATATTATCACGACAGCGCATAAACGCGATTTATTAGAATGGGAGGGCGAACTAACACCCTTCCTTCTTTGTACTACTTCGGAATTCAATTTATATTCTAATAAAGTTGTTGTGGATTCTTGGAACAATATTAAAAAGTATTCAGATGTCACGAATTCCTTTTTTATATTCGACGAGCAGCGTTTAGTTGGCAGGGGGGCTTGGGTAAAGTCATTTCTCAAAATTGCTAACGCTAATAAGTGGGTTTTGCTGACGGCTACCCCAGGAGACAAATGGCAGGATTATATTCCTGTATTTATTGCGAACGGCTTCTATAAAAACCGGACACAATTTGGAAGGGACCATATCGTATATTCTCAATTCTCCAATTATCCGAAAATAGATAGATATTTAAATACCGGACGTCTAATCAGATTGCGAGAAAAGATATTAGTTACGATGGACTATGACCGCGAGACTATTTCCCACCACGAAAACATTTATGTCTCCTATGATATTTACGCTTATAAGGAAATGCTTAAAAATCGGTGGGATATTTGGAAAAACGAGCCCATTACAAATGCTAGTGGGTTTTGCTTTGCGTTGCGTAAAATTGTCAACACGGATGAGTCCCGAAGCGTCATGCTCCTGGAGTTACTCGACAGCCACCCAAAAGCTATTATATTTTACAATTTTGATTACGAGCTTGAGATTTTAAGAAACCTTGGATATTTGCCAGGGACAGAGATAGCCGAATGGAATGGCCATAAGCATCAGCCGGTCCCGGACGGAGACGCTTGGGTATATTTGGTACAATATACATCCGGTTGCGAGGGGTGGGAATGCATCAAGACTGATACTATTATATTTTACTCTCAGAATTACTCATATAGAGTTATGACGCAAGCCGCCGGACGTATCGACCGATTAAACACACTGTATACGGATTTATATTACTATCACCTAAAATCGAGGGCCGGAATCGACCTTGGCATTAGTCGCGCCCTAAAAAATAAAAAAGATTTTAATGAAACTGGTTTTGTGAGGAATAGGGTTAAATTCGATACATTAATGTCAACTGGAAAAAATGAAAGGAGATTCACAGATGGAAGAAAACAAAACACACGACCCAGTTAACCACCCGGCCCATTACACAAGCGGGAAAATAGAGGTAATTGATTTTATTGAGGACCAGGAACTAGGATTTTGTCTTGGGAATGCAGTTAAGTATATTTCCCGGTCCGGCAAAAAAGATTTGTCAAAAGCATTTGAGGATTTGCAAAAGGCGGCTTGGTATTTAAATCGTGAATTGGAAAAATATAAGAAAGCAGGGGAAAAGCAATGATTAATATTTTTAAGGAAATTAAAAACTCTATTGAGCGTAAAGCATGTTTTAAAATGCGTATGAAAGAGGGCATCGCTGTTTATCAGATGTGTAACAGTTTTCCGAATGAAAGCTTATTAATCTGTATTGGATGTGAATATTATATTAACTCGATAAAGGCTTGCTCTGGCTGTGCGTGTGGCCCCCCTGATTTATGCGGTAATTGGAATATGTGTGGCCCGCAAAAAGATTTATATGTTGATTACTTATTTGATCAATGGTTAGGAGGAGACGAGCAATGAGTTTAAATACTACAAAAGTTATTGATAACATACAAGTTGGGGACTTGGTTTTAATATCTTTTGGCGCCTACAAAGAAACTATAGGTACCGTACTTGCTTTGGACGTCAGATACCCATATCCAAAGCAACGGATGAAAGGCATTTTATTGAGGCTTCATGATAACACAGAAAAAGTTATATCCTATAAAAATATCAGGATAGTTAACGATGAATTATATGAGGAGATTCGTAAAAAATACGAGAAATACAAAAAATTAGTAATGGTACTTGAACTTATTATGAAGGGGAAAATATGAAAACCGTAAAAGAAATTGAAGTCATATTGAGGAACTCGTATGGGGCAGCTTGCTATCATGCATATTCATTATTTGATTCGTATCCGGTCATTACTGATGGGGTTAAAAACGTAGCCGATGCTGCTGAATGCTATTGGTTTCTGGATATTATAGGAAGTTATCAGAAAGATAAAAATCTCAATAAATGGTTCCAGGTCTGGAAACTTACAAAACGCGAAGATGAAAGTTGCATCGTAGAAGGTTCCAATGATAGAAAATTAATCATTACTCAAGAAGTCCCTTATACTGATTTTCCAATGAAAGAATTAGTATTGTGGCTTGAGAACGGCGTGATATTACTGCCGTCTGAGCATTGAGAAAGGGGGTAATCAAAAATGACTAAAATGGAATACGTATGCGGTAAAGTATCCCAGCAAGTTATGGACAGAATCCTCGAATATGTAAAACAAGGCTATGACGTACTGAAAATGGATATATCTTGGGTTCCCATCGGTAATTCTAATGATATTGTTATGGAAGCCTATATTATTGCGATTCTATCGCTAGAAGGGAACGAATCGGATGAAAAATCTTGCCCTTCTTAATAAAATAATTGCGGTTGATTTTGATGGAACCCTTTGTGAAAACGCATGGCCGGATATTGGTGCTCCAAATGAAAGCCTAATTATATTTCTGAAAGAAGAAAAAAGTAGGGGTAGTAAATTGATATTGTGGACCTGTCGAATCGGAGAGAATCTGGATGCTGCCGTGACCTGGTGCAAACAACGCGAATTGATATTTGACGCTGTCAATGAGAACCTGCCCGAGACGATTTTATTTTTCGGCGGCGATACGAGAAAGGTATTTGCACATGAGTATATAGATGATCGTTCTTATATTTTTTCATGGCGAAAGGAGAACAATAATGGGAATGTTAGACTGGGCGAGGAAAGAAGTTAAGTTGGCTTGCGAAAAGGAAGCCGCTACCGAAGAAAACAATGCTTTAAAAGGGTATGGCGCTCATTGCTATAAAAGCGCCCTTAGAGCATTTAAGAAACTTATTAATGACCGTCATAGCGGATTCGGTATCATGATAACTCGGCAAATATTAAATCGTCTTATTGATGGAAAACCCCTTACTGAAATTGAGGATACCGATGATATTTGGAATCTGATAACCGACGAAAAGGAGGACTATAAATTGTATCAATGTAAACGCATGAGTGCTTTGTTTAAATATGTTTACAACGATGGGACAATTAAATATGACGATATTAACCGCTATTATTGCGTTGATGCTTATGACCTTGAAGGAACCTATAGTTTAAAATTAGTCGGGGATATTATAAATGAATTATATCCGATCACGATGCCGTATTATCCCGGAAAGAAAATGAAAGTTTATTGCGAAACGTTTCTTACCGACGAAGCCAATGGAGACTTCGATACTGTAGGTGTGTTTTATATTCTTAAGCCAGAACTTGAGAAAATTAAAATCAATCGGTTTTTTAAGGTAGGAGAAGATGGTTGGATCGAAATTAAAAAGAACGAATTCAATGAGAGGAAAAAGGTAAAAATATCATGTTGTGGAACCGAGAATTAATAAAGAATAAAATCATAGCATTGCTGCTTGTTTTTGTCGGGGCATTAAATATTTTAGTTAATAAGGATGCCACAATTTTTATATTTACATTAATTATTGGGTTCCCATTATTTTTTTCGAAAGAAAATTGGATTGTATAATTCTAAAAAATATGGTAAAATATAAGGGAGAAAATTACCAATTTTTTCGACTAAATGGTTGTGTTAAACATGGCCTTTTAGTTTTGGAAAATTGGATAATTATGTAAAAAAATGATATTTTTCCTAGCCCACTTTTGTTTTCTGAAAATGGGCTTTAGCCCACTTTTTTTGGGCTTTTTTCGCTTCAAAATTGGAAGCTGGGAATATTTACCATTTTTAGCCCACTTTTTGTGGGTTTTAGCCCACTTTTAAAATCAAAAGTGGGCTTGAAAGAATATAGCATTTGCAAGGGTTTGAAGGTGGTTTTTTGGCCAAAAGCCCACTTTCCCACTTTTTTTCCCTATTAAATGCGATAGAAAAAACAATATATATATATAATAGGGGGGTTAAAAGTGGGTTTTTGGGCTTTGATGACTATGACAATAAAATGGTGACGAGATAAAAAATCGAAAAAGGGGATAAAATTTTATGGGATTTGAATTTATTTTTGGTAATAAATATTTGGGAAAATCTAGGTTTATTTCTGACAAAGAAATGGACAAAATAGATTTTAGAAATCGTAACGACGATAGCATACCATGTGTCGTTAAATGTTTTTCGTGTGGGATCTATATGGATTATAAAAAAGGGGACCGAGGAATATTTGATAGCTATTGGGTATGTCCGTCATGCAAAAGAAAAATTAAAGAGGAAGCGATATATAATAAGCTCGAAAAAGAAAACGAATATTGGTTAAAGAATAACATGCCTTCTCTGAATGACGAACCTGAATGTTGTATAGCATGTGGTGGACCATGGCCATATTGCAAAACGACATGTAAAATATTTGACGCTTAGATATTTTTAACAGATGAATATTAGTGTTTTTATAAGGCCTATATCGCTTGATATGGGTTTTTATATTTGGTAAAATTTGTCACGCGAAAAAAACATTCACTTTAATGAAGAAAGAGGCATTTTTCTAAAAAAAAGCACTTTCTTTAATTCTTGTTTGGGAGGTCCTTATTTTGGAAAAAGATTTTCAAAAAGCACTCATCAAAGAACTGAAAGAAAAGTTCGATGGATGTATTGTTATGAAAAACGATTCGAATTATATTCAAGGAATCCCGGACATACTTGTGCTTTATAAAAACAAGTGGGCGGCATTAGAGTGTAAAGAAAATAAGAAAGCTAAGAAAAGGGCAAACCAAGAATACTATATTCAACGAATGAACAAAATGTCATTTTCGAGTTTTATTTATCCGGAGAATAAGGAGGAAGTATTAAATGAACTTCAACGATCATTCAGAACTTGAAGGAGATCATGCTTTTCTTAGCCCAAGTAAATATCATTGGATTAATTATGACGAATTGAAATTAGCAGAATCATATTCCAAATTTATGGCGACGCAAAAGGCAGTTGTCATTCATTCGTTCGCGGCTACGTGTATCGACCTTGGGCAGAAATTACCTAAATCACAAAAGACATTAAACACATATGTGAACGATGCTATTGGATATAAGATGACGCCAGAACAAGTTTTATATTATTCCATAAATTGTTTTGGGACGGCCGATACAATTTCGTTTCGTAACGGTCAACTTAGAATTCATGATTTGAAAACCGGAGTAGTTCCCGCCAACATGGGGCAATTAGAAATTTATACTGCTCTTTTCTGTTTGGAATATACGAAGAATCCTAATGATATTGAGATAGAATTAAGGCTTTATCAAAATAATGAAATTATATTTCACCATCCTGATCCAAAAGAAATTACTTTAATAGTCGATAAAATAATTAAATTCGACAAAGTAATAAACCAAATCAAAGAACGGGAGGAATAATCCATGAACACAATCGCAAGAGAAATCCTGACGCATTATGGAATGCCTAGACGTTCTGGACGATATCCTTATGGTTCTGGGGATAATCCCTATCAACGAAGTGGCGATTTTTTAAGCCGAATAGAAGAGTTAAAAAAAGAGGGGAAAACCGATAAAGATATTTATGAATTAATGGGGCTTAAATCATCTGAATATAGAATTCAAAAAGCATTGGCGAACGACGAAAGAAGGTCACTTCTGGTTTCTCAAGCAAAAGCATTAAAAGATAAAGGATATAGTTTAAAAGAAATTACAAGAAGAATGGGATATTCGAGCGATTCATCAGTAAGATCCCTTCTTGATGAAAGAGCAGAAGGTAGAATGAATCAAGCAAGGAACACTGCCGACATTCTTAAAAAAGAGATTGATAAAAAAGGAATGATCGATGTTGGCATAGGCGTAGAAAAAGAACTTAACATTTCTTCGGAAATGAAAAAACAAGCATTATATTTACTTGAGATGGAAGGGTATCCTGTTTACGGCGGACGTCGTTCGCAAATCACTAACCCAGGAAAGAAAACTACTTTACTAATTGCATGTCCTCCCGGTACTGAGCATAAGGAAATTTTTAATGCTGAAAACGTTCATTCCCTTAAGGATTATATTTCTTATGATGGCGGCTATACATATAAAAAACCGTTCGTCTACCCAAAGAGTATGGATTCGAATCGTATTAAAATTAATTATGCGGAAGAAGGAGGGGATAAGGAAGATGGGCTTATTTATATTCGTAGAAACGTAGAAGATTTAAGTTTAGGGAAAGCTCACTATGCGCAAGTAAGAATTCTTGTAGATAATGATAAGTATTTAAAAGGGATGGCCGTTTATTCGGATAATATGCCAGATGGCATTGATGTTATATTTAATACTAATAAAAAAATAGGAACGGATAAATCAAAAGTTTTTAAATCGATTAGTAATGATCCAAATAATCCATTCGGATCTCTTATAAAAGAAAAAGGAGGTCAAAGTTATTATCTGGATAAAAATGGAGTGGACCAGTTATCGTTAATAAATAAAAGAGCCGAAGAAGGAGACTGGAAAGATTGGTCTAATAAATTAGCTTCTCAATTTTTATCAAAACAAAATAAAGCTTTAATAGATAAACAATTGAATTTGACAATCGCCGATAAAATGGAAGAATTTGATGAGATTCGTTCGTATACAAACCCAACAATTAAGAAAATACTGTTAAACTCTTTTGCTGACGATTGCGATGCTGCCGCGGTTCATTTAAAAGCTACCGCGTTGCCGAGACAGCAATATCATGTCATTTTGCCAATTACCACAATGAAAGATAACGAAGTATATGCTCCGAATTATGAAAATGGAGAAAAATTAGCACTCGTAAGATTTCCACACGGAGGAACTTTTGAAATACCAATTCTTACCGTTAATAACAAACAGCAGGATGCCAAAAAAATACTTGAAAATAGCATAGATGCTATAGGCATTAATAGTCAAGTAGCTTCGAGGCTATCGGGGGCTGACTTTGACGGCGATGCAGTAATGACTATACCGATTACTAATAAAATAAAAATCAGTCACGAGCCTCCATTGAAAGAACTTGAAGGATTTGACGTTAAATTAGAGTATCCATATCGAGAAGGCATGAAAAAAATGACGAACACCCAAAACGAAATGGGCAAAATCACGAATCTAATTACTGATATGACCTTAAAAGGAGCAACTAAAGAAGAATTAGCAAAAGCCGTTAAACATAGTATGGTTGTAATAGATGCTGAGAATCATAATCTTAACTATAAACAGAGTGAAATCGACAATAATATTTCTGCTTTAAAAACGCGTTATCAAGAAGGCGGAGCTTCAACGTTACTGTCAAGGGCTAAATCACGAACGACAATAATTAAGAGACGAGGAAGCCCTAAAATCAATCCGCAAACTGGAGAATTAGAATGGAAAGAGACGGAAAATCCGACATATGTAGACGAAAAAGGAAAAATTAAAACAAAAACTCAAAGAAGTACAAAAATGGCCGAAACAAAAGATGCTAGAACATTGTCTTCGGGGACTCCACAAGAAGAAGCATACGCCATATATGCTAATAAAATGAAAGCCATGGCCAACGAAGCCCGTAAAGAAATGATTACTACTAAAAAGATACAATACTCCCCCTCTGCGAAAGCCGTATACCAGCAAGAAGTTAATTCGTTATTAGCTCAACTTAATATAGCATTAAAGAATGCCCCTCGTGAACGACAAGCTCAAGGCCTTGCCGGCGTTGCCGTGGCCGATAGGATTAAAGGAATTAAAGACATTAAAAAGAAAGAACTTAAGAAACTTAATCAACAAGCCATTACCGCTACTAGAATAACAGTTGGCGCCCAAAGACATCCCATTAAAATTTCAGATCGAGAATGGGAAGCGATTCAAGCTGGAGCAATTAGTGAGAATATGCTTATTAAAATTATTAAAAATGCTAATATTGATGAACTTAAAGTTCGAGCTACTCCACGAGCTACAACAAACTTGAGCGCTGCTAAAATTAATAAAATTTCTTCTATGAATTCTTCTGGTTACACAATTAAAGAAATCGCAAAAGCTATTAATGTATCAACTTCGACCGTATCCAAGTATTTAAAAAATTGAAAGGAGTGAACAAAGTAAAATGACTTATGCAATAACAACGCATGACAATCCTTATGACCCGTTTGAACAGTTCCTTCCTTGGTTTCTGTTCGATGAAGAAAAAGGATATCACTCTTGTTCTCGTTTAGGAAGGATTGCACAAACATCCAATCAGTATTCAGAGCAAGAAAACGATCAAGAAATAGAAAGAGCAATTGATGAAATCATTAAATACGATATTTTGAATGTTTATAAGAAAGTAAAAAGGAGAAGGCAGTAGAGGGCATCACATCCTAATGGGTATGGGGGGTATTTTAAAGCGACACCCCCCTGTCCCATCGCGCTCACCTCATGAAATACCCCGGTGGTGATATTTTTAGGTAGTAAAAAAACCGAGGGTAATAATTAAGCTCATACTTTTGTTTACGATAGCATTTAAACGGGTTCGTAGCGTTGATTACTAGCACATGTCTTTTTTTCTCTTGCTCTCCTTTCAAAGAAAAGAGGCATATCAATTCTGCGAACTCGTTTAAATACTATTTAAGTCGTTTTATTTGGAGAAAGGAGGAGGAAGAATATGAAAAAAGCGAAAACAATAAGTTCTTCCTCTGACACAAAAAAGGTAAGGCCTGCATTAACACCAGAGGCTAGGGAGAATCAATTAGTATGTCTGGCAGTTGACCTCGCCGAACAACAATTAATCGATGGAACTGCCTCTTCGCAAGTTATTACGCATTATTTAAAACTAGGATCGACAAAAGATCGAATCGAGAAAGAGATTCTTGAAAAGCAGAAAGAACTTATTGCAGCAAAAACGGAATCACTACAATCAGCAAAGCGAGTCGAGGAACTCTATATTAATGCACTTAATGCGATGAGGTCATATACAAGCGTTCAAGGAGGAGATGAAGAGTATGATTAGATGTTATAGAGAACTTATTCTCCTACCTACTTTCGAAGAACGTTTTGAGTATTTAAGGCTCGGGGCAATGGTCGCTCAAGAAACATTTGGTTATAGTCGATATTTAAATCAGGTTTTGTATACGTCTCTTTTATGGAGACAAACAAAAGATGAAATCTTAATTCGCGATAACGGATGCGACCTTGGAATTATTGGAAGAGAGATATTTGATCGGCCACTAATTCATCATATCAATCCAATAACCATGGAGAACATTAAGAATCGAGATGACTGTATCATTGATCCCGAAAATCTTATAACCACCGTTCACAATACCCATAACGCAATACATTATGGCGATGCATCATTACTAATAAGATTACCACCGGAAAGAAAGAAAGGAGATACCAATTTATGGAAAGTATATTGACTTCGATAAAAAAACTTCTTGGCATCGAAAAAGAATACGAACACTTTGATTCTGAGTTGATAGTCTTTATTAATGGCGCCTTAATGAATGCAAACCAATTAGGAATAGGCCCAAAAGAAGGTTTCTTCATAACCGGCGATTCTGAAACATGGGAGGATTTCGTTGGAAATCGAATAGCAGAGCTTGAGGCAATTCAGACGTACGTCTTTCAGAAAGTGAAGTTGGCTTTCGACCCTCCTCAAATTGGATTTTTAGTTGATGCTTTGCAGAAACAAATACTTGAACTTGAATGGCGATTAAACGTTCAAATAGAAACGCCAAAGGAGAAGGAGGAAGAGAAATGAACAGCGAGTTAACTCATTACGGCATCCTCGGTATGAAATGGGGGATAAGGCGTTTTCAGAATTCCGACGGATCTCGAACTGCTGAAGGAAGAAAACGAGAAGCAATGAAGAAAATTAAAGATCAGCGAATTAAAGATAAAAAATATCGTTCTTTAATGTCAGACGAAGAATTATTTAGAAAGCTAGGACGCTTAGAAAAAGAAAAGAAATTTCGCGAACTTACGCAACAAGAAGTTGCACCAGGTCGTACGGCAGCTTCAAAGATTCTTAAAGATATAGGAAGAACTGCTGTTGTAACGGTTGGAGTTGGCGCTAGTGTATATACAGTTAGAGCCGTGTTACAAAAGAAATTCGATCCCAAAGAATTAGCCAGGGCGCTTACGCCAAAAAAATAAATTATTTAGGAACGAGTTTACTAATTTCTTTTACTAATTTTGGTCCCTCGTTCGACACTACTTTAATGCCTTCTTTGATAGCTTCGGCAGCTTTTGGCATAGCAACTATTGTGGTAGGAATTACTGTTATAGCATTTTTAGCGAGTTGTATCCGTTTTTCTTTAAGTTTTTCATCTTTAGCAATGCAAGAAGGACAAAAGGGCTCGTCTTTATCGGTAATTGGTAAAAGCGCATAGCATCTTCTTTTTCTGCAAACATATTGGAGATCGTTTTTACAAAATGGACAATACTTATAACTCATGTTGAATTTAGTTTTGGTTTTATTGGCGTCGCATTCTCGATTAAAACATCCTTTTTGCTTTTTCATCATTTAATCTCCTTTGCATAATGGGTGTTTAATAATATTATCATCAAAAGGAGGAAATTACAATGGCTAATAATGAACTCACACACTATGGGATCCTCGGAATGAAATGGGGAGTTAGAAGGTATCAGAATCCAGATGGGTCTTTAACCGAAGTAGGTAAAAAACGCGTTGGAAAAATCGCAAAAAGCGCTGGAAGAAGCTATGCGACCTCGGCTAACATTAGAAAAGATACATTAAAAGTAGTAAGAGAATCGAAGAAAAGCGCTAAAGAAGCAGAAGAATTTAGTCGAGAACATGCGAAAAAAGGAAATAAAATAAGATCTTGGATTGGCGCTGCCTCGGCGTACTATAATAAACAGGATGCGAAAGAGATGAGAAGTATTGGGTTAAAAGATGCGAAGAGATGGATCGAATATGGAGACTATAGAAAACAAAAAGCTTACGATTTTGTTGACAAATACAATAAAGGAAATAAAAAAACAAAAAAATTAGTCGACGCCACGATTCAACAATATTCTAATACATCTTACAAATTATTTACGACCAATTATCAAAACGATCTTAAAAAACAAGTACAAGGAATAAGAGCGGTTAGATAATTCATTATTAAACAAAAATAAGGAGAATCAATCATGGCACTCTCAAACACCGCCGTTCCCAAGTATTACGGCTTGTTTAGAGATGCCGTAATCCAAGGATACATTCCTGTAAATAAAGAAATCTCAATGGAGATGAATCGTATCGATGATTTAATTGAAAACCGAGGAGTTTATTACGATGAAGATGCAATTGAAGGGTATGTTCAATTTTGTGAATGCGAATTGACTCTTACAGATGGTTCTAATTTAAAACTTCTCGATACTTTTAAATTATGGGCAGAGCAAATATTTGGTTGGTACTATTTTGTAGAACGAAGTGTTTATGAACCAACCGAAGATGGTTATGGCGGGCGCTATGTCCGTAAGATGATTAAAAAGCGACTGACGAATAAACAATATTTGATTGTTGCCCGTGGCGCTGCTAAATCGATGTATGGGTCCTCTATCCATAATTACTTTCTTAATGTCGATACGACTACCACGCATCAAATTACAACGGCCCCTACTATGAAACAAGCCGAAGAAGTAATGTCTCCAATACGTACCGCTATTACACGGGCACGCGGTCCTTTGTTTCAATTTTTAACCGAGGGGTCGCTACAGAATACTACGGGTTCTAGGGCAAATCGACAGAAGCTCGCTTCGACTAAAAAAGGGATTGAGAACTTTTTAACCGGATCGCTACTTGAGGTCAGGCCCATGTCAATCGATAAGCTACAAGGTTTAAGGCCAAAGATTTCAACCATTGATGAATGGCTTTCCGGCGATATTCGAGAGGATGTTGTCGGAGCAATCGAGCAAGGGGCTTCCAAGCTTGATGACTATTTAATTATTGCAATGAGTTCTGAAGGCACGGTTCGAAATAGTTCGGGCGATACAATTAAAATGGAATTAATGGAGATTCTTAAAGGAGACTACGTTAATCCTCATGTTTCTATTTGGTATTACCGATTAGATGACGTAATAGAGATAAATGACCCGGCAACCTGGGTAAAAGCTCAACCAAACATTGGGAAAACCGTTACATACGAAGCCTATCAACTTGATGTAGAGAGAGCTGAAAACGCTCCGGCGACAAGAAACGATATTTTGGCAAAACGTTTCGGGATTCCGATGGAGGGCTATACTTATTACTTCACTTATGAAGAAACGCTTCCGCATCGTGTGCGGGATTATTGGCAACTGCCTTGTGCATTAGGAGGAGACCTGTCACAAGGAGATGACTTTTGTTCGTTTACATTTTTGTTCCCTTTGCAGAATGGGTGTTTTGGCGTTAAGACTCGTAACTATATTTCATCGTTAACATTAATGAAATTACCAGCAGCAATGAGAATCAAATATGATGAGTTTATTAACGAAGGAAGTTTAATGATACTTGATGGCACAGTTTTAGACATGATGGAAGTGTACGATGACTTGGATGAGCATATTACTGAACGTGGTTATGACGTTCGTTGTTTTGGATATGATCCGTATAACGCAAAAGAATTTATTGAAAGGTGGGCGGCCGAGAACGGGCCCTTTGGGATTGAGAAAGTAATTCAAGGAATAAAAAGTGAATCCGTGCCATTAGGAGAATTAAAGAAGCTCTCAGAAGAAAGAATGTTGTTGTTCGACGAAGAATTAATGACTTTTGCCATGGGCAACTGCATAACTTTAGAAGACACAAATGGTAATAGGAAATTGCTCAAGAAAAGGCAATCGCAAAAAATTGATGCTGTCGCGGCTATGATGGACGCGTATATTGCCTATAAACGAAATCGAGATGCTTTTGAGTAAAGGAGGAATAATCATGTGGGCTTATAACTATACCATATACCCTTCCGAGTTGTATCATCATGGGGTTCTTGGAATGCGGTGGGGTAAAAGAAATGGCCCACCTTATCCTCTTGGAACAGAGGGGCGTCAAGCAAATAGAAGAGTATTTAGGAGAGAAGGTCGATCGGATGCGCCAAAAGAAAAATCTAAACATCGATCGAGATTAGAAGAGCGTTATCGTAGCAAGGGAATGAATCAATCAGAAGCCGAAAAAGCAGCTGCTAAAAGGATTAAAATTGAGAAAATTATAGCTGTTGCTGGCGTAATGACAGTTACTGCGGCTACGGCTTATGTGATACATAAGAAACTTGGGAAAGAAAAATTCGGAGGAATACTAAATAAATCAGTGTCAGAGATTACAAAACATGGTAAACTAAATTTACCAACGTGGGAACGTATTCCGACTACGAAAGAGGCTTTAAAAGCTTCTAATCCTTCTGGGCATACGAAAAATTGCGTAGGTTCGGTTCTTGCATTTGAATTAAATAAACAGGGGTATAAAGTAGAGGCCCTTTCTAGCAATACTCTCAGTTTAAAGGCTGTTTGCGATATTTTTGGTAAAAAAGCTAGCGATGTTAAAACCATTTCTTCAGAAACTGATAAAATCAAAGAACTTAAACGAGTGTCGAATAGCTGGGGAGAAGGCTCAAGAGGATTTTTAGGTCTTTATATGAAAAACGGAGACCATCATGCGGCCGCTTTCGAGAGGGCGTTGCAAAAAACAGATTTCTTAGACCCACAAACAAAAAATGGTAATTTCGAAAAAGTTGTTGCTTCAGCGGAAAAGATTATATATTTTCGAATGGATAATGCGAATTTTGTAGAAGAAGCGATTTTACCATTTATAAAGAAATCAATCTAAAACATTATTACGCGTTAATAACACCTCCTTTTATGAAAAACATTGAATTAAAATTTAAAGGAGGAAATGAACTATGTTAAAGTATAAGCACATTGAGGCAAGTCGAGAGGTAAGACTTTGGTTAGGACAAATAATAATACCGGCCGTATTAGTAGGGACGATAATACTTAATAACAACCCAAGGCTTAGATACTCGATTTCGAGAAAAATTAGAAAAACAAAAAACTCTATTGCGAATAGAATTCAAAAAATCAAATGGAAAATAGAAAATAAAAAGAGAACAAGAAGGCTAATGAAATGGCAAGCAGAAAAAAGAGCATTATAAAATGTTTAAAAGGAGAGAAAGAAATGAACATTAAAGAAGCATATAAAAAAGTAAAGGAATTAGGAGATGAAAGAAATTATTTAGATAGATGCTATGAGTTCAATGATAAATGGTATTTTTTCTTTTTCGACAAAGAGTATCCGTCAGATGAAAAACCTTTTGGAGGGGGCTATGATGTGATTGATCAGAAAACCGGCGAAATTACATTTATATCAACCGGGAACGAGGAATTTCATGAAGCTTTTGAAAAAGATTTAGTAAAAAAAATAGACGTTGCTATATTTAAATAAATAATCAAAGAAAGAAAACTAAAGGTAGAGTCGCGATAAGCACTCTATCTTTTTATTTGGAGAAAATGGAGGTAATGGATTACATGGACGAGAGATCATTTGGTTCCAGGCTTAAACACGCATGGAATGTTTTCCTTAACAAAGATCCAACCGAAGACTATCGAGACCTTGGAGCGAGTTATACGTATAGACCAGATAGGCCGCGCTTTACTCGTGGCAACGAGCGCTCGATTATAACTGCCGTATATAATCGCATTGCACTTGATACGGCGTCTATTAGCATTCAACATGTACGATTGGACGATAATGATCGATTTCTATCCGTTATCGAATCCGGATTGAATAATTGCCTAACAAAAGAAGCAAATGTTGATCAGACTGGGCGAGCATTTATTCAAGATATTGTCATGTCTATGATGGACGAAGGAAGCGTAGCCATTATTCCAATTGATACAAGTTTCAATCCGCAAATTACCAATTCCTACGATATTCTTACAATGCGAACCGGAAAAATTATGGAATGGATGCCACAACACGTAAAAATTCGTGTTTACAACGAACGAACTGGTTTAAAAGAAGACATCAAAGTATCTAAAAGAGTTGTCGGTATCATTGAAAATCCACATTATGCGGTGATGAATGAATTTAATTCGACCATGCAACGTTTGGTAAGAAAACTTAATCTTTTAGATGTTATGGACGATCAAAACAGTTCCGGTAAATTAGATTTGATCATACAGTTGCCATATATTATTAAAACCGAGGCAAGACGCGAACAAGCGGAAATTAGAAGAAAAAATATAGAAACTCAGTTAGCAGGTTCTAAGTACGGAATCGCTTACGCGGATGGGACAGAACGCATTACACAATTAAATCGTCCGGTTGAAAACAAATTAATGTCTCAGATTGAATATTTAACGAGTATGCTGTATAGCCAGTTAGGAATCACTCAGAGTATATTAGATGGCACTGCCGACGATAAGACAATGCTGAATTATTACAACCGAACAATTGAACCGATTATTTCAAGTATTGTAGATGAAATGAAAAGAAAATTCCTGACTAAAACAGCTATGTCACAGTTGCAATCGATTTTGTTCTTCAGAGATCCATTTAAACTTGTTCCGGTTTCTAGTATTTCCGAAATTGCTGATAAATTTACCAGAAACGAAATAATGAGCTCAAATGAATGGAGGCAAGTTATTGGAATGAAGCCGTCCAAGGATCCTAAGGCAGATGAACTTAGAAATAAGAATTTATCTGCGCCAAAAGAACAGAACGATGATAATGTCATCGAACAGGAAACAAATTCAAAGGAGAAGGAGGAAGTTTAAATGGAACCATATGATTTTAGTGGTTGGGCTACCAGAAATAATCTTAGATGCTCTGACGGGAGAACAATTTTGAAAGACGCTTTTAAAGGAAACGACGGACAGAAAGTTCCCTTGGTTTGGAATCATCAACACAATGAACCGTTTAATGTTTTAGGCCATGCTCTGTTGGAAAATCGCGATAGCGGCGTATATGCATATTGCATATTTAATGGAACGGAATCCGGCCAAAACGCAAAACTTATAGTCGAGCATGGAGATGTTTTATCGCTTTCCATTTATGCTAATCAACTTAAACAGCAAGGTGGAAATGTATTTCATGGATCTATTCGAGAAGTAAGTCTCGTTCTTGCGGGAGCAAACCCAGGGGCTTTTATTGATTCGGTATTAAGCCATGGAGAAGAAGCTAGCGAAGAAGAGGCTATTATTTATACCGGAGAAAACATTGCCCTATATCATGCAGACGATAAAAAACAAGAAGATATTCCCAACCAAAATACTTTAGAAGGAGATGGAACGATGATTGGAAAAGAAGAAGCCTTAGCACACGCGGAGGTAGAGAGTAGAAAAGATGAAAGCGAAGAAACCGTTGCTGATGTTTTTAATACCCTAACCGAGAAACAGAAAACTGTAGTATATGCAATGATTGGTCAGATCGCCGAAGAAGTGAGTGGAGAAGATGAAGAAGGAGAAGGAGATAAAAATATGAAACACAACATATTTGATTACGATCAAGAAGATAATAAGGACTATTTAAGCCATGCTGATACGGAAGCGATATTTGCAGATGTCAAACGCTATGGAAGTTTAAGGGATAGCGTTGCTGCTCATGGTATTGAAAAAATTGATTACTTATTTCCCGATGCCCAGAATGTAACGAATACCCCTCAACTCATACAGCGAGATATGGATTGGGTCCGTAGGGTTATGAATGATGTCCATAAAACTCCTTTTTCCAGAATTAAATCCATATTTGCCGATCTTACAGAGGACGAGGCAAGAGCAAAAGGCTATATAAAAGGCAAAGCAAAGAAAGAAGAAGTTTTCTCGTTGCTTAAACGCACAACAACTCCGCAAACAATCTATAAAAAGCAGAAAATAGATCGTGATGATGTAATTGACATTACAGACTTTGATGTCGTTGCGTGGATAAAAAGTGAAATGAGAACAATGTTGGATGAAGAAATTGCACGTGCGATTCTCGTTGGGGACGGACGTCTTAGTTCTTCCGATGACAAGATCAAAGAAGACAACGTTCGTCCGATTTGGACAGATGCGGAATTGTATACCATTAAGGCTTTGATAGAACTTCCCGCAACTGCTACCACGGATCAAAAAGCAAAACAATTTATTCGCACTGCCGTTAAAGCTAGAAAGAACTATAAAGGTTCTGGCTCTCCGACTTTGTACATAACGGAAGATGTACTTACAGATTGCTTGTTATTAGAAGACCTTAACCAGCGTGTAATTTATGATACGGTTGACAAATTAGCTACTGCTTTACGCGTAAGAGAGATTATAGCAGTTCCGGTAATGGAGAACCTATCGAGAACGGTAGATGGAAAAACGACCAATCTCATGGGGATAATAGTTAATCTTACCGATTACAATATTGGCGCGGACAAAGGCGGGGCTATAAACATGTTTGACGATTTCGACATCGATTACAATGCTTTGAAATACTTAATTGAAACTCGTTGTTCCGGGGCATTAATAAAGCCATACTCTGCAATTGTTTTGGAAGCGACTGCTTCAGAAACAACAGGCGGCGAAGGCGGAGAAGAAGTCTCGGGGTGATGAAAATGAAGGAAAAATTCAAAATGGAAGTAGGAAAATGTAATGGGAAAATTTTATGGTGTTATAGGCTACGCCGACCAGGTCGAAAAAAGCCCAGGTGTTTGGACGGAGCAGATAACAAAACGATATTACTCGGGCGATGTGCTTAAACAAGCTATAAATCGACGAGATGGCGAGAATTTGAATTCGAGCGTTACTGTCGATAACCGTTTAAGCATTGTATCCGACCCATTTGCTGAACAAAACTTTCAAAAAATACGTTACGTAACATGGATGGGGGCTAACTGGCAGATTAAATCTGTAGAAGTTCAACGCCCCCGTTTAATTTTGACGATCGGAGGAGTTTACAATGAACAGAAGGTTGGAGCTTCATGACCTTTTTATTGGGATACTCGGAACAGAAGAAGAGGAGTTTTCTCGTGTTTACTTTCAGCCTCCGCAAGACGTCCAGCTAATGTTTCCGTGTATCATTTATCGGCGTAACACGAACGATACAAGATATGCCAGCGATAAATTGTATAAGACAAGGAAGTCTTATTCGGTAACCGTTGTTGATTCTGATCCGGATGGTTTAATTCCGGACAAAGTAGCTCTTCTGCCTTACAGTCGTTTTGAACGGCATTATACGGCAGATAATCTAAATCATGACGTATTCAACGTCTACTATTAAGGAGGAAAGCATAATGTCTAAATTACAATGGGATGCTATTGGTGAAAGATTTTATGAAACAGGCACGCGCATGGGCGTTCTTTACCCACAAGATAAAGATGGAAAGTATCCAAAAGGAGTTGCATGGAACGGTTTAACCGCCGTTACCGAAAGTCCATCCGGAGCTGAACCAACCCCGCTTTATGCTGACGATATAAAGTATCTTGTATTGATGTCGGTCGAGGAATTCGCGGCCACCATCGAAGCTTATACATATCCAGATGAATTTATGCCATGTGACGGATCTGGAGAACTTGTTCCTGGAGCATACCTCGGTCAACAGAATCGTCAATCGTTTGGAATGTCGTATAGAACCGTCCTTGGGAACGATACCGAAAGAGAGGAATATGGCTATAAATTGCATTTAATTTATGGGGCCACTGCATCTCCTTCGGAAAAAGCATACCAGACAATAAATGATACTCCCGAAGCAATTACGTTTTCATGGGAAGTTGCGACGGTTCCTGTTCCGGTAGAAGGATTTAAACCAACGGCTTGTTTGACTCTTGATTCTAAGAAAATTGGAGACGCCGCGATGAAGGCGATTGAGGATGTTCTTTATGGGTCCGATGAAGGAAATGGCGAGCCAAGGCTTCCTCTTCCCAATGAAATAAAAAGTATAATTTCAGAAATCGAGCCAAAGGAATCAATAGCAGGTTAAAAATAGTTAATGGGAATTTGAAAGGAGAAATAATCATGTTAAAGAAAACCGTTACTTACAAAGATTACGACGAGAACGAAAGGACCGAAGATTTTTACTTTAATCTTACTAAAGCAGAAGTTTTCGAACTTGAGTTGGGAAGCGTTAAGGGTAAGTTAACTGACATGATTGAAAAAATTGTTAAAGAAAACAATAATCAAGAGCTAATTAAACTTTTTAAAAAAGTTGTTCTTATGGCTTATGGGCAAAAATCGCTTGACGGTCGAACGTTTATTAAAAATGACGAGATAAGAGCCGAATTTGAGCAAACAGAAGCGTATTCCGTGATATTTATGGAACTTGCTACGGATGCCGATGCTGCGGTTTCGTTTTTTAATGGGATAATTCCACAGAGCCCTCAAGATCATCAAGTGAAACAAAATTAGTTGGAAGGAGACGAGTAGGTGTTTCAGGTTGTTATACCCGAATCGGAAAACTGGGATGAGACAAAAGAAGAATTCGTACAAATTAAATCAGTGACTTTTCAGATAGAACATTCTCTCGTCTCTCTTTCTAGATGGGAATCTAAATGGAACATACCGTTCCTTGAAAAAAATGATAAAACGACTGAACAGATAATTGACTATGTACGTTGTATGACCACTACTCAGAATGTCGACCCAAAAATTTATCAAAGATTAACAGCTCCGATATTTTCACAAATTTCTGAGTATATAGAAGCGCCAATGACGGCAACTTGGTTTAACGATGAACTTGACGCAGCGAGAAAGAAGGAAGTCATAACAGCAGAGATTATCTATTATTGGATGATCGTTCAGAACATACCCCTAGAATGCCAAAAATGGCACCTTAACAGGCTTTTAACGCTTATTAGGGTCTGTAGTATTAAGAATGCCCCTCCTAAGAAAATGGGGCGAAAAGACATGCTTGCTCAGCGAAAAGCATTAAATGAAACTCGACGTAATCGAATAAATTCCAAAGGATGAGAGGAGAATTAAAATGCCGAAGACTAGAAAAGAAGATGAAGGAGATCAAGAACTAAAAGAATCCGAAAGCGAAACCGTAGCTGTAACCGAAACAGAGACTGAATCGTTTAAAAAGTATCAAGTTAAGATCAGTGTCCCAGCATTAAATGTTCGTAAAGGTCCCGGAAAGGGTCATGAAGTAATTGCCACTATTTTAAATAAGGATAAAGAGTACACAATTATCAAGGAATTTGAAGGATCGGGAGATATTAAAAAGTGGGGAAAATTAGAATCGGGCGGTTGGATTTCTCTTGATCATGTAAACCTCATTTAAGGTTGAAAAATTCAAAATGGGAGTAGTAATTAAGCATTATGGCGATTTTAGTAATCTCGATAAATTCCTCCGGAATTACGATCGTCAAAAATTGATTGGAGTTCTTAATTCACTTGGCCAAGAGGGAGTAAATGCTCTTGCGTCAGCTACTCCCATTGATTCTGGCGTAAGCGCGAGTTCTTGGGGGTATGAGGTTCAAGCAAGAAAGAATTCTTTTAGTATAAGATGGACGAATTCAAACGTTAATAAAGGAATACCTATCGTTATACTCATACAGTACGGTCATGCCACTGGTTCTGGAGGTTACGTTCAAGGAAGAGATTTTATTAATCCTGCTATTCAACCTATTTTTAACAGAATTTCAAATGCTATATGGGAGGAGGTCAATAGACTATGAGTATAGATAAACGCATAGTCGATATGCAATTCAATAATGCAGCTTTTGAAAAAGGCATAGGAACTACGTTATCCTCCTTAGAACAACTTAAGAAAAGTCTCGATTTCGATGGTGGTAGGGGTTTTGACAATCTTACAAAAGCGGCCCAAGGAGTCGATGCCGGTATAGAAGCTATAAAAGTGAGTTTTTCAGCATTACAAATTGTTGGAATTACTGTTTTATCTGAATTAACTAAGGGCGCTCTTAATATGGGCAAACAGATTGTTGGCTCGTTGACGGATCCTTTAATTTCTGGCGGTAAAAAAAGGGCGCAAAACATCGAACAAGCTAAATTTATGTTTAAGGGTCTTGGAATGGACACCGAAGAAGCGATGAAAAATTCCAGGGAAGCGGTTCTTGGTACGGCTTACGGTTTGGACGAAGCCGCTAGGATTGCTGCCCAATTAGGGGCGTCCGGCGTGGAACTTGGAAACGATATGACGACAGCCCTAAAGGGCATTGCTGGTGTTGCGGCCATGACTAGCAGCGATATGACATCGATCGGCTCTATATTTACAACGGTTGCAGGTCAAGGAAAACTCATGACGATGCAATTAAGACAGATGGAGAATAGAGGCCTTAATGCAGCCGCTGTTATGGGGGAAGCATGGGGCAAAACAGAAGCCGAAGTTAGGGACATGATAACAAAAGGGCTTGTCAGCTTTGAAATGTTTTCTGGCGCTATGAGTTCTAAATTTGGCGAACATGCAACTAAAGCTAATGAGATGTATAGCGGAGCCATTTCAAATATGAGATCGGCTTTTGCCAGAATAGGTGCTGATTTCTATACGCCTTTTTATGAAAATATGAGACAGGTTATCAACGCTTTTACTCCAATCGTAAATCAGATTCATGCCGGATTAAAACCAGTTTTAAATAGTATGGAACAAGGGATGATCTCAGTTAGAGAACATATTGTCGGAGTATTTGAAGGTTTAGACCTTAGTGACTTTATTGGTAAATCGATAAAAGCTGGTCCTTACTGGACGTCAACGCTCAAAGGAATTTATACTCAGGTTGAAGAAACGGGCACCTTATCGAGGGTAATGCTTAGCCAAATGGAGATATCGGGAATAGATGCAGCAGGAGCGATAGCTAAATCGATGGGTAAAACAAATGAAGAAATTAGAGAGATGATTTCAAACGGCGAAATTACCTTTGAAATGTTCGATAAAGCTATGAATGCGGCCGGCGCCTATCCGGGAATAATTTTAAACAGTCTTAGTGCCATTAAAAATGTTCTGAATGTACTTTCTGAAGCGATAAAACCAGTTCGAGATGCGTTTAGAGAAATTTTCCCTTCAAAAGGAACCGGCGGTCTTGCGGCATTTGTTGAGAATTTTAAGGATTTAACTGAAAAATTCAAAATAGGGGAAGATGCAGCGAATAATATTAAACGGACATTTAAAGGAGTTTTTGCGATATTTGACATTGGCCTTATGGGAGTAAAAGGGGCAATACAAGTCCTTGGATCTGCGATTAGTTTATTAGTTGGAATTATCGCACCTGGCGCTGGCGGGATATTAGACCTTACGGCAGTTATTGGAGATTTTTTTGTATCACTGAGAGACGGAATTAAGCAAGCCGAACCATTTGCTCTCGTTGCAGAAGTAATAAGCGGGGCGCTTAATAGTATCAAAACAACTATTAATGGATTTCTTAAAGTTAGTCTTGAACCAATTAGGACCTTTTCAAGAGATGCAGAGGATGCATTTAAACCACTTACCGTTGTTTCAACTGGTGTTACAACGGCGTTTAGCGCTATACAAAAGGTAATGGAATTCGTAGCTCCAGGCGTTAAATGGTTGGGCGGAATGATCGTAAAAGCTTTTGGTAAAATGGCTGAAGGAATTTATACTTTTATAAGCAGTCTCGGAGATGCGCAACTAACTCTCGGAATATTGAATACATTGCTTCTTACTGGCGTATACGTTTCTATAAAAAACGTCGCCGATCGAATACTAAAAACTATAAAAGACATTCCAGCCGCTATTGGCGGTTCGACTTTTATAAGTATGAAAAAGGCGTTTGACGATTTGCGTATAACTTTTCAAGCTTATCAACAAAATATTAGAGCTAAAACATTAAAAGAAATTGCTATAGCTATTGGTATTCTTGCCGGTTCTTTATGGGTTTTATCTACTATTAATCCGGAAAAATTAGCGCTTGGTGTAGCTGGAATTACGACTCTTTTTGCCAATCTAACAGGCGCTATGATTCTTATGACTCAAAAATCGATTCTTAGTATGAAATTGCCAATAGTTGCATCCGGGCTTACGTTTATGGCTACTGCTATATTAATACTATCTTTTGCAATGAAAAATTTAGCAGCATTGGACTGGGAAGATCTTCTAAAAGGTTTGATTGGGGTGGGTATTTTAACTGAAATATTGATTAAAGCAGCAGATTCGATATGGATGGCGGGACCCAAACTGATACAAACCGGAATTAGTCTTATTGCTTTCTCTACGGCGATATTAATAATGACCCAGGCAGTTAAACAACTTGGCGATCTTGATCATATTTCGTTAGCTAAAGGTTTAATTGGAGTTGGCGTTTTACTCGGAGGACTTGTTATATTTTTAAAAAAGGCCAAACTTGAGAAAATTGGAATGAGTTCTGCCGTTGCTTTAATAGCTTTAGGAGTTGCTCTTAAAATTATGGCAAGCGCGGTAGCTAGTTTTGGAAACATGGATCTTATTACGTTAGCAAAAGGTCTCGGCGGCGTAGGCGTATCGTTGGCGTTACTTGCTATGTTTACTCGTATTGTAGATGATAAAAAACTTCTTGGTACTGGCATTGCCATGATAGCGGTTGGAGCTGCAATGCTGTTATTATCAAAAGCAATTGTTACAATTGGTTCAATGAAACTCGAAGAACTTGATAATGGTTTGTTGGGAATGGCGGTGGCCCTTGGCGCAGTAACCGCAGCGGTTAATTTTATGCCTAAAAATATGATAGCAATTGGAATAGGATTAATGGCGGTTTCAACTGCCGTATTGATATTAAGTAAAGCATTACAAGGATTCGGCGGAATGACTCTTCAGCAGATAGCAAATGGTTTAGCAGTTCTCGGAGGAGCACTTGCTATGATTACTCTTGCTACACTTGCCATGGAAGGAGCATTAAGTGGAGCAGCAGCTATGATAGTTATATCTTTAGCTATTGGAATGCTTGTGCCTTCTCTATTACTTCTTGGAACAATGAATTTAGAAAGCGTAAGTATTGCTTTACTTGCTTTAGCAGGAATATTTGGTGTAATCGGCGCTGCTGCATTCTTTTTAGAACCTTTGATACCAGCAATACTTGCTTTAGCCGGGGCTATATTCTTGCTTGGTTTATCGGCATTAGCAATTGGAGCAGGTCTTGCATTATTTGCAGTTGGTTTAACATCTTTATCTGTAGCGGGGGTAGCAGGCGTTACTGCATTGCAAGCTATTGTTATTGGGATGATTGAATTAATACCAAAGGCAGCTTCAGCATTGGCAGCCGGTCTTCTCGAATTTATAAAAGTAATTGGCGAAGGTATACCGGATATTGTTAAAGTAATCGTAGAACTTATTATGACTTTGGTGCGAACTCTAGCCGATAATGTTCCGGAGTTTCTCGAAAAAGGATTCGAGATATTAATGGCAATCTTAACCGGTATTCGGAATAATATTCAAAAAATAGTCGTGCTTGGTTTGGAAATTGTTTCTGAATTTCTCGATGGAGTAGCAAACGGACTGCCAAATGTTATAAATTCAGCCGTAAATGTAGTTATTGAGTTCTTAAATGCTATCGGAGAACAAACACCACGTATTATTGATGCCGGATACCAGATGGTAATTGATTTTCTCAATGGGACAGCCGAAGCAATACGAAAAAATGCAGAAGATTTAGGTTCGGCGTTTATGAATCTTGGCTCGGCAATAATTGAAGGAATAATATTAGGAATGCTGGGGGCGGTTAAAGGCGCTGTTAATGGTATTGTAAAAGTTGGCAACGCCATTATTGACGGATTTAAAAGCACTCTTGGCATAAGTTCCCCATCCGAAGTAATGATTGAAAATGGTAAGTATATTTGTGACGGTTTGATTAAAGGTTTAACCGATAAAATTCCACAGATTAACGAAGCAGGAAACGCTTTAGGTAATGCAATCGGAGATGGATTATCTGACGTAGCCGGAAAAGATGGAGAAACATTTTATGATACCGGAGAAATGTATGGCCTGGCATTCTCTGATGGAATGACGAATGAAAAAGTCATGAATGAATCGTGGGAAGGCGGCTCTGACTTATCGAAACGAGCGTTAGAAGGAGCAGAGAGTAATGAAGGGGCATTCGGCGAAGCCGGACAGAGGGCGGCTGAAACCTATATTGGAGGGCTTTATGAAAAAGCAATGGAAGACATCAAAAAGGCTGATAAGATTGTAGAAAGGGCTTCTGGTGGTGGTTACGCAGCACTTAGATCGATAGAAGCAGCAACAAAGAAACAATTGCAAAAGGACCTTGGATCTTATGATACATGGACTCCACAAATGAAAAAGGCGTATGAGGATGCAGGAGGCCCGTATAATAGCTTAGGAGCGATGGAAGCGGCAGCAAAAGCAGGCGGTATTGAAATAGGTAAAGCTACAGTAGCCGGAATGACAGAAGGTATTAATAATACAGACTATAGGGATTCGCTTAGAGGCGCCGCCTATGTGGCAGCTAAAGATGCTGAAAGGGCCGCTCAAAAAGCTCTTAAGATAGAATCACCATCTAAAGTCTTTATGGAAATTGGCGTCCAAACTCTTAAAGGATTCATTAAAGGTTTCCAAGAAGAGACTAAAAACGTCGAAGAAAGTATCACAACCATGCTCAATGACGCGATTAACAAAATTTCAAACGTTGTCGAAGATGATGTCGGCTCCCCGACGATTCGACCGGTATTAGACCTTAACGAAATTCAAAATGGGATAAATAAAATTTCAAGCTTTTTCCAAAAAGATAATGATTTAGCCTTGAAAATTGCAAACGATACAATTTCGAAGCGTAAAAATGCCCCGATGAGTATTTTTGGAAAAGAAACAGACGAAGAAGGCGGAAATGTTATATTTAAACAATACAATACGTCACCTAAAGCCTTATCCAGAACTGAGATTTACAGACAGACAAACAACCTTGTATCGCAATTTAAAGGAAGGGTGGTGAATCCAACATGATTTATGCCGTAACAGCATATAACTATCTGGGAGAACATGTTAGGATGGAGCTAGCTTATCCAGAAAAATCAGGATTCCTAATTTATAATATTGAAGGAATCGGGCCGCCAAAAGCAAATATTAACATCTCAGAAGTCGCCAATTTTGATGGTGGCTTTTTTAATTCGTCCAGGGCAACGACCAGAAATATTCTTTTGTCCCTTAAGCATATGGGCCAGCCGATGGTAGAAGATACGAGGCATCGCTCATATAAATATTTCCCGCTTCAGAAACCAATAAGATTGGTTTTCGAAACAGACAGACGAACTACTGAAATCTACGGTTATGTCGAGTCAAACGAGCCGGCAATATTCTCAAAAGAGCAGCATACGAAGATTTCAATCCTCTGTCCAAGGCCATACTTTCAATCGGTACGCAATTACATAACAGTATTCTCAGGGATCGATTCAATGTTTGAATTCCCGTTTTCGAACGAATCTTTAACCGAAAAACTCATAATTATGAGTCAAATCAAAGCAACAACGGTGGAGACTATCTGGTACGACGGGGATGTTGAAACGGGCGTCGTCATACACATTCATGCCATTGGAGACGTTACAAACCCCGCAATTTACAATCTTGACACAAAAGAAGAAATTAAACTCACTACAACAATGAGTTACGGAGACGATATCGTTATCTCAACGGTTCAAGGAGATAGGTTTATACAAAAATTAAGTAACGGAGTTGTTTCAAACATAATTAATTCTGCTATGTCTTTTGATAGGCTTCCGGATTGGTTTAAACTCCGAAAAGGGCATAACACTTTTGCTTATACGGCTGATTATGGAGTATTGAATATGACGTTCAACATGAGTAGACATATTCTCTATGAGGGGGTATGACGATGGAAGGAATAATCATAAATAAAGAATTTACCTCGTTAGCCGTTGTAGATATTTTCGATTCATTTCTTTGGATTGAGCGACTAAATTTATGCGGAGATTTTGAAATTTATGCATCTGCTACTTCATCATTACTGTCAGCAATAAAACGTAAATACTATCTCCGAATAAAAGAATCCGAACATTTAATGATTATCGAAGACATTAAAGTTGATACTGATTTCGAAGACGGCAATAAAATTTTAATAACAGGACGATCGCTTGAATCAATACTCGATCGTCGCATTATTTGGGTCCAAACGGTTTTGCATGGGAATTTCCAGGATGAAATTGAGCGATTACTCGATGAGGCTGTAATGAATCCCATAATTGAGCCGGAGCTAAGGAAAATTCCAAATTTTATATTTAAGCATACAGACGACCCATTAATTACATCTCTCGAAATAAAAGCGCAATTCACGGGCGCTAATCTTTACGAAGCGATATCTTCATTGTGCCAGTCCTACGGAATCGGCTTCAAGATAACGCTTAATAAATCCAATCAGTTTGTCTTTGAATTATATTCTGGTAAAGAACGGTCATTTGACCAACATGAGATTCCATATGTGATATTTTCAGAGGAATTCGACAATGTCGTTGATAGTTCATATTTCGAATCCGATAGGTTAGAGAAGACAGCAACACTCGTTGCCGGAGAAGGAGAAGGAATTGAACGAAGGACTCATGCGGTCTATGCAAAAGTAGATGCTGCTGGACTGGAAAGACGCGAGATGTATACGGATGCCCGTGATATTCAATCAGAAGTTTATGAAGAAGGGGCTTCTGAGTCAACGATATTGCCAGAAGGAGAGTATATGAAATTGCTTGAACGCCGAGGCCTCGAAAAACTTGCTGAGAATAGTTATATTCAAACATTTGAAGCTAAAGTAAAAGAAGGGCAGGGATTTAAATTCGACGTTGATTATTTCATGGGAGACATTATACAAGTTATTAATAATTACGGAATGCAACTCAGATCAAGGGTCATTGAGCTTATCCGATCTAATGACAAAACCGGTCTGAACATATATCCGACATTCGGCCCAATAGTGAATAAGGAGGAGGAGTAGTCATGGCTGTGACATATGGATTTTTTGATTCTGTGGGAGGAGACCGAACGTACAATGCTCGTCAAATGTCTCAACTTTTTGAAGGGATTATACGAGACGGAGTATTTCGGACAGTTGGGGATAAATTAGCCGTTATGCCAAATAACGGAATGGTGGTCAATGTTGGAAGTGGCAGGGCTTGGATAAATGGGTCGTGGCTGCATAATGATGCAACTTTACCAATAGCATTAGATCCTTCAGAACAATTATTCGATAGAATAGACGCCATTGTGATGGAGATAGATGCCAGCGAAGCGGTCAGGGCCGGTCGGATTTTTAAGATTAAAGGCATACCAGCCACTATTCCGGAGCGTCCAATAATGGTAGATGACGATTTCGTGAAGCAATACGCACTTGGTTATATTTTGGTAGAAGCTGAAACGACTGAAATAACTGCTATTAATATTACCGATGTTGTGGGCTTCGCAGAAACTCCATTTGTTACGGGACCACTTGAAACGGCCAGCGTTGATTATTTATTTGACCAATGGTATGAAGAATTTAATAATTGGTTTCAGCATATTCAAGGGTTACTTGAGGATGACATTGTGCTGTCTTTGCAGAATCAGATAAACCAGAATAAATACGCGATTACAGAATTGCAGAATAAAACCATATTAGCAACTCAGCAAGAAGCAGAAGAAGGTACAAGTACGGTCATTCGCGCATGGAACCCCGCATTAATTAAAACCGTTGCGATTAATACTTCTGGCTATAACGTTGGATCATATTTATCTTTTGTTGATAAAATAAATGCCGAATCGCTCGACGCAGCATTCGGCAAAAACAACACAAGTAGGGTATTGAATATCGGAATGCAACTTGCCATGTTTGCTTGGTTTAAAGGAGCTGATCCAATAGCATTTCCATTTAATCAATTAAAATTTTGCGATACTTTTGAAAAATGCGTTGAGGTGGCGTCGCTTGAAATTCTTGAAAACGACCAAATAATGGATTTAATTGAGCTTTCTCCATTTGCAATATCGCAATTTTATAGTCCTTCGGCAGTTAGAACGTGGAAAAAAAGTTATAACATAATGGAACGAATATTGTCTAAAGCTATTATAGTTAACCGCATTCGGAATACTACGGAATTACGAGAAGCATTTCATGAGAATAAAATAGCGCTGACTACTGTTGGCGCCGGAACGTTTATCGTTCCAATGGAGATTGAGGGGGATTGCATTATTGTGTTTGGGGTTGCTGGAGGAAGAGATGGAGTCGGAGGGGCATCTAGTTCTGGCGCCGGAGATGGAGGAAATGCCGGTGGTGCTTTTCAGCAGCTTATTAAAATTGTTCCTGGTCAGAGTTTTAATTATAACGTTGGAGGTGGGCAGCAAAATACTACGTTTGGTACTTTTACAGCAGTTACTACTACTCCTCCGCCAGCTCAAGATGGTTTGATTGTTAGACGTTCTGGTAATGGGGCGTCAACGGGAGGATCTGGAGGCGGTGGTGGTGGTGGATATGGTGGTGGTGGTGGTGGATATGGTAATGGAACAACAACGGCTGGGTCCGGAAAGCCAGGAATTGGTGGGTATGGTGGAAATAATGGTGGGCATGGCGGCGCAAGTAATAGTGGTAATCAGGGCGCTGCCGGTTCTGGCTTAAGAGATATAGGAGACGGAGGCGGAGGTGGTGGTGGTGGTGGATATGGTAATCCCCAAACCGCTGGTGGTAATGCGCCAAATGGAGGCGCCGGAGGACTCGCTATCAATTATCAAAATGGTGGCAAAGGCGGTCCAGGCGCAATCGCGATATTTATGTAAAGGAGGATGCTGAAAATGCAAACACTGGAAGATAAATTTACCGAGCAAATAAATGAAATCAGAGACGAATTTCATATGTTGAAACGTCAAGTCTTGGGATACCAAATACCAAATTCATGGATCCCCAATGAATACTACTTGCACGATGACGAGTTAGAGTATCCGGAAGGAAGTGATATTTGGTATCGAGTGATAGTGCCAAGAGTCAAAAGCGAAACCCCGCCCCCAGAAGATGAGCAATCATGGGAGGCTATATAAAATGATATTTGGAGGAAATTAACATGGTCGAAATCATAGTAGATTATATTCCGTCCGGACGGCGCAATCGTCCTGCTAAGCCGAATCCATGTAGTTACATCACAATACATAATACGGGAAATACTCAAGCCGGGTCAAACGCCAAGGCTCACGCTAACTATTTAAAGAATAGTCAAGATGTCGCAGATCCGAAAAGCCCTAAAAGCTGGCATTATACGGTAGACGGCGCAGTCATATACCAGCACATACCCGATAACGAAACCGCATATCATGCCGGAGATGGCGCTGGCAAAGGAAATACTCAGAGTATCGGCATTGAGATTTGTATGAATAGCGACGGCGACCTAATAGAAGCTACTGAGAATACCGTTTCTCTGGTTGCTAAATTAATGAAAGACCACGACATAGCGATAGAAAACGTGGTCCAGCACAATTATTGGAGTGGCAAAAATTGTCCACAGATGTTACGAAGTGGTAATCCTTATAGTTGGACGACATTCATAGAAAAAGTAAAGGATGCAGTAATGCCAAAAGAAACGAAGCCGTCTTGGGCCGATCCGTATTGGAATCACTTAAACCAAATTGGTTGCGAAATCGAAGAAAAGCGCTATTCCAGTCCTATAACCAGAGGAGAAGTTTTTGCTTTGCTTTCTCGTTATCATAAAGCGAGAGCTCATATGTAAAAATTCAAAATGGAGGTAAAAAATGAACGCGTTATCCAATGGTCAAATCGATAGTATAGTGCAACTTGCCGAAGCTATTGATAACTACGGAGCGCTAATGATTGGCCTTACATTATTTGTACTGATTGCTTTAATAGCGATTTCTTTTGTTTTCAATCGCGTTAATAAAATGACAAAAGATAGAGACGAAGATTTTAAAAACATGCGTACAAACAATCAGCAACTGTTTAAACACTTGATGGACAACGCCTTCCAAGTTGAGCAAAAAGAAGTATCCAAAAGTATATTCCCCTCAGGTGTTGTAGAAGAAAAATTACGGACTATTACAACCATATCTAACAAAAAAGCGAGTATTTACTCTATTGCCCTGCTTATGCTAATTATTTTAATGGCGATTTTTATTCTTTTAGGGCGTCGAGTAAGTAAAAGATAGGAGTTATTAATGAATGAGTTTTTAACATGGGACGTATTGGCGACGCTTGGAGGGGCTAGTATCGCTGTCTCAGCAATGACAGAAATAATAAAATACTACGCAAAGGTTAATCCAAAATGGATAGTTTTAGTATTATCCATGGTCGTTATGTATGGGGTCCAGATCGTTTATTACCAAACATATGAGGTTGGCGATTATTTAATGTCCGCTCTTAATGGAATAGTCGTAGCTGGAATGTCAATAGGGGTCTTTGAGGGAATTATTAAAAACTTTGAGAAATAGGAGACTATCGTGGACGTTGATACCGATAAAATAATATTATATACTGTAAAGGATATAGGACAGATTTTTAAATGCGGGACGAAGCACGCCTACGAGATAGTTAACACTAAGGGATTCCCATCAATAAAAATCGGAGGAAGATTCTTAGTTGAGAAAAAGGCCCTTGAGAAATGGCTCGCAGATAACAAGGGCCGGTCGGTTATTGTGAATTAACATTGGTATATGTTTGGTATAGATATTCTGAAAAAATTCTAAGGACGTTGAAATCTCAATACTATTATATTTGGTTTCCTAAACCGTGCGTCGGATGTTCGAATCATCTCGGGGGTACCATCAAAAATCCTTGTAATCATGCAAATTCAAACGATTACGGGGATTTTTTCTTTTATTCTAAATGGTTATATTTAC